ACCGGATTCCTCGATGCCGGAACCTGGCGTTATGTTTCCGGCGATAGCATTGAGGCCGAAGTCCTCCATTGGCGTCCATTTCCAGAACCACCGGAGGTTTCAAAATGACCCAACCCTACGAATGCCGAGCCTGTGGCCGCGAATGGCAGGATCACCCGGGCGTGGAGTCTTGCTGCAAGCTGGCCTCCGGGCTGGGCGAATACCTCAAGTGGGCCTTGGGCTTTGTGCATCCGCCCGAGCACGATCCGATTGCCACGCGGGATTACTACGAGGCTTTGGAGGAGGCGCGCCGGTTGGTGGTGCAAGCGAGTGGATGGAAGCGCCAGCCGTGACCTGCCCCGCCTGCCAATACCCCCGCAGCCTGGTGGTCGATAAACGCTCCGGCCAGCGCCGCCGCGAGTGCCGCCAGTGCGGGGTGCGGTGGAACACCCTCGAAATCCTCGGGCCGGGCAGCATTCAACCAAGAAAACCCATCCCCAAAAAACAAAAACCCGAGCCGGAATCATGGCTCCAGCGCATCGAAGAAAAACTCTCATGAACGCCCTCCGCGATTACATCGAAGCCTTCAAGCTCGACGAAACCTCAGTCCTCAACCTCCTCCAAGATCACGGCATCATCAGCGATGAATGCGTGCTCGCCGAGGAAGTGGGGGATTCCGGCAAGGCCATCTCCTGGCTGGAACTCAACCGCGAAAAATTGTGATTCCGCAAACACCGCACCCCGTCGTTCCCGAAATCCTCGTCGAAGGCCGCTCGCCCGATGGCCGCATTGTGCTCGTGCACGAAGGCCGCCGCGTCGCCGCCAGCGAAGAGCAATTCCTCGCCATCCACAAACAACGAGAGGAGCAGATCGCCCGCATGGCCGAAGACCCTTGGCGCTACGGGTGGCTGAATCCCGCCTGGGCCCGCGCCGATGCAGCCTTTGCCAGCCTGCGCGAGCAATTCCCCAAAGGCGTCACCGAGCTTTTGATCCTCGGCGGCAACCGCTCCGGCAAGTCCCGCTACTTCGCCCGCCGCGCCATGCAGCACCTCGTCAACAAGCCCGGCGCAAAGGTCTGGTGCCTGCAATCCACCGAAGCCGCCTCCATCCAAAACCAGCAGCCCTATTTGTGGGAATACCTCCCCGCCGAGTGGAAGCCCATTGCCAGCGGCAAACTAAAAAAAGGCGCGGTCGCCAACATCACCTATTCGCAAAAGGGAGGCTTCACCGAGAACTCCTTCGTTTTGCCGAATGGCTCCCAATGCTGGTTCAAATTCTACTCGATGGATGTCACCTCGATAGAAGGTGCCGAATTGGACTTCTGTTGGGCAGACGAGCTAGTCACACCTGATTGGTTGGAAGCTGTCCGTTTTAGGCTACTCACGCGAGATGGAGAGTTGGGCATAGGTTTCACGCCGGTGTCAGGCTACTCGACGACGGTCAAAGAATACCTCGACGGGGCCAAGACGCTGGAGGAATGCGATGCGCCGCTCTTGCCGCGCTACCGCGATGGCAAATTGATGGGCGTAGAGCAAGTGCCCCGCATCCAGCAATGCACCAGGGAAAAAGCGCGAGTGGTTTATTTCCACACTGCGGACAACCCTTTTGGCAACCCCGAGGCCATGGAAACCGAGCTGCGCGGCAGCAACCGCGAGCGAATCCTCATGCGGGCCTACGGTGTGCCGACCAAGGCGCGGATGGCGATGTTTCCTAAATTCCGCGAAAATGTGCATGTCGTCCCGCACGACAAAATTCCCAAGGAGGGAACCGTCTTCCACTTCGTCGATCCCGGCGAAGGTAAAGCGTGGGCCATGCTGTGGATTCGATTCACCCCAGACAACCGTTGTTGGATTTACCGTGAATGGCCAAACCAACTGGAATACATCGAAGGCGTCGGCTACCCCGGCCCGTGGGCTGAAGCGGATGGCAAGCTCGAAGACGGTCGCCCTGGTCCCGCCCAAAAAGCCTGCTGCTGGTTTGGTTTCAAAGAATACAAAGCCGTCATCGAAGCCGCTGAGAAGGCCGACGAAATCGCCAAGGTCGAAGAACGATGGATGGATTCTCGCTACGGGAACACGCCCACCATGACCGAAGAGGGCGTTCGCACTCTCATCGAACAATGCGACGACCGTATGGGCTTTGATTTCAAAGCCACTTCAGGCAAAGCCATCACCGAGGGCGTCGGCATCATCAACGATTGGCTCGCCTTTGACGAGGAGCGCCCACTTGGGTCCGATAACTCTCCGAGACTCTACATCAGCGAGCGTTGCCAAAACCTCATCTACGCCCTTAAAACCTGGACTGGCAAAGACGGTAAGCACGGCGCAACGAAAGACTGGATCGATGTTGTCCGCTACATCGTTCTCGCCAGAGATGTCGAATATGTGGACCCAGAATCTCTCCGCGCTCGCGGTGGGGGTTGCTACTAACTTGACAGCCTCCCCCTATAATTCCCGTATGCCACTCTTGCTCCGCCGCCGCGATGTTTTGGACCGCCTTGGCATAACGACCAAGCAACTCGACAAGCTCATCTCCACCGGCCTCATCAAGCCCGTTCGCAAACGCGGCTGCCGCTCCTGGTTCCGCGCCCGCGACCTCGAAACAATATGACCAAACGCACCGACAACATCGGCTCCCTCTCCCGCAACAAGCGGAAAGAAAAAGAGACGCACCCCGATCACAAAGGCTCCGCCACCATCGCAGGCGTGGCCTACTGGATCAGCGGATACATAAACGAATCCCGCGACGAGGGCGGCGGCAAATACTTCAAGCTCTACTTCGAGCCCAAGAAAACCGATTCCTCCGATTCGCCCGCCCCGGCGGCTTCCGCTGCCGCTTCAGAAATCGAGCCATGGTAATGAGCGCCGAAGAACTTGAAGCCGCCTGGTGCGTCTCCGCCGAGGAGCCTTGGTTCCGTGCGCTCATGAAGCGACTCGACGACCACATCGCCGACTCGCAAATTTTTGTCACCATGCCCGCGAGCGCCCAAAATCACGGCACACTCGCCAGCGCCGCCGGGCGTCTCGACGCGCTCCTCACGCTCCGCGAAGACCTCGCCGCCGCCCGAGCCGAGGCATTCGAGGCCAAGAAATAATTCCCCCCTCCGTGCCCTCCGTGTCCTCGGTGGTGAATTTATTTTCTCCCCGTTTCTGCCCGTTTCTCCCCGTTTGCTCCCGTTTCGCCAGCACCCTCTAGGCGGGCCCGATTTCTTGTGGCAGTCCCCTCATCAGCGCGAGGGCTGCACCGGCTCGCCGCGCCACCCGTGGAAATGTGCGGGCGGCGCTAAAACCCACCGGTCTGGATCAGGACTTGGAGACCACATCCCATGGGACAAGCAGACGAAAGCATTCAACTCGGAGACATCCTTGACGAACTCGGAATTCAACTTCCGACCGTCGATGAACCAACAGCCCCGGAATCAACCCCCGAGGAGCCAACAGACGCCGAGCCGACAGAAGAAATTGACACCACCACCGACGACGACACCGCCGACGAATCCAACGATTCGACCGACGAGCCGGAATCGACCGAAGAAACCGACGACACCGAGGAATCCGAAGAGGAGCCCGAGGAGGACGCGCCCGAGCCGCCGCAGGAAAAATCCGTGCAAAAACTCTCCAAGCGCGTGGACAAGCTCACCGCCCGCGCCAAAAGCGCCGAGGAGCAAGCCGCCGCACTCGAAAGCGAATTGGCCCAAACCAAAGAAGCTCTCGCCAAAGCGCAACCCATCATCGTCCAGGATGCCGCCGACCCGCTCGCCGACATCCAAGATGCCGCCACCCTCGAAGCCCGCCTCAGCGCCGCCAATACCGTTCTCGACAATGTGCCCGACCTCCTCGCCAAAGCCGAAATCGAAGGCGGCGAAGTGGAAGTGCCGATGGGCAACGGAGCCGTGCAGAAGTTCACCAGCGCCCAACTCCGCGAACGATTGAATATGGCAAAAGCCATTGTGCGCGGCGAGTCGAACAAGCGCGCCTACTTCGCTCAACGCGAGACCTACATCGCGGAGGCCCGGCACAGCTACCCGGAGATTTTCCAAGAGGGCGCTCCCCTGCGGAAAGTCATGCAGGAAAGCCTGCGCGCTCACCCCGCGTTGGCCAAGCTCCCGAACCTCGAACTCATCATCGGTGACGCCATGCGAGGCCAAGCCCTCCGCTTCCAACAACTCGAAGCGGTTCGCAAAAACTCCGCAAAACCCGAGGCCAAGGCCAAAACCGCCGCCCCGGCCAAAGTCGCTCCCAAGGTGCCACAACCTTCCGCCGCGCCCCGCGCCAAATCCGCCCCGAATGCCTTAGCCGCTTTGAAACAAACCGGCAGCCGTGAGGCCGCCGAATCCTTCGTCGCAGCCCTGCTCGACGACTAACTCCAAACCTTAAATCCAAAATCAAATATTATGGCTACATCCATCCTGACCGTTAAAGGACAACACGAAGACCTGTCCGACGCTATGGTTCTCATCGAACCCGGCGATACCCCGATCTTCTCCATGTGCAAAAAGGGCAAAGAGCCCGCCAATGTGCTTTTCCAATGGCCCGTTGACCGCTACGACACCCCGAACACCGATGGCGTTCTCGCCAACGCGGCTGTCACAACCTACGCCGACAAACACGCAAACCGCGAACTGCTCTCGGGCCGTGTCATGAAGGCACGCCGGGCGTTCCAAGTGGACGATTTCGTCGAGAACATCGCCGACCTCGCTGGCGTGGGCAAAAAGCAAGCCTTCAACAAGGCCGCTGCAAAAGCCCTCGTGGAGCTGAAAATCGACATCGAGTCTGTCATGGGCTCCGACAACGATTCTGTCGCCGCTTCCGGCAACCAATCCTCCGGCGGCGTCGCCAACAAGACCCGTGGCCTCGGCTCATGGATCAGCAACTCGGCACAATCCGACACCGCGACCGCCGTTCCTTCGGCCTACCGCACACCAGCCGCTTCGATCAATACGACTGCGCCGGGCAGCCTCACCGAGTCGCAAGTGATCGACCTTATGGAAAGCATCTTCACGGTGCGCCGCCAGCGTCGTAACTACGACCTCGTTTGCGGCACCGCGTTGAAGAAAGCCTTCTCGGGTTTCATCCGCACCTCCGCAGGCAGCACAAATGTCATGTCTTCCGTTCGCACCTTCACGCAGTCCCTCGACAGCAAAAAGATCAGCAGCGTGATCGACATATATGAGTCGGATTTCGGCACACTGAGCCTTCACCCCAGCGTTTACCTGGGCGGAGACGACGCCGCTGAAAAAGCCGCCCGTGGCTATGTGCTCGATATGGACATGGTGGAAATCCGGTTCAACCGCAAACCCAACATGCAAAAGCTCCCTGTCGATGGAGCCGGTCCTCGTGGTTATGTCGATGCCATCTTTGGCGTCGCCTGCGCGAATCCCGAAGTCCTCGGCAAGTTCGCCTACGCTACACCCTGATTTGGGTTAATCCGCCGGGGGCGGCCCTCGCGCCCCCGGCTCTAGCTCTATGCCAAACGACGAACTCAGAGACCTCCTTTCCGAAATTCCCTCCGATCTCGCCGAGGGCGCGAGGCAGGAACTCGCCGCGCAGTGGGAAGAGAAAGCGATGCACGCCGAAGCCCGCCAAGCGGCCATCGCCGCCGACCGCGCCTCCACCCCGCTCAACGCCGTGGATGGAATCGGGTATCTCGATATGTCCGTCGATGCACAGATTTACCATTGGTGGAATGCCAAGGTGCCAGGCTGCTGGCGCGACAAAGATTTCCGCAACTGGTTTAAGAAAAATTTCCCAACGACCGTGGTGAAATCCGGTGGCACCGGCAAAACCATGATCCTCATGCCGGGCCTCGGGAAAGCCGCCTAATGAAAGACAACGAGGACAAGTCCGACCTCAACTATTGGATTCGCGAACTCACCACCGCCGCCACCGATGCGTCGTGGTATTCCACCCGCCGCGCCGATAACTACGACACCCGCCTGGCGTATTGGGATGGCCAATCCAGCGATGGCCGCAAATGGGGCGGCAACTACCGCAAGAAAATCTTCCCCTGGGAAGGCGCGAGCGATGCCCGCATCCGCCTGGCCGATTTTGTTTCCAACCGCGAAACCCAACTTTGCCTCACGGCTACCTTTTCCTCCCGCCTGCAAATGCTCCCCGTCGAATCCACCGACGGCATCTTGCAACAACGCAGCGAGTCTTTGCTCAAGTGGATGCTTTACACGCATTGCGCCGACGACCTTCGCCGCGAACTCGAACTCGCCCTCAACTTCCGCGCCACCTACGGCCTCGCCGTGATGGGCGTTTTCTGGCGCACCACCAGCCGCGTCGAGATCAAGACCTATAACCTCGACACGCTCCTCGCCATGCTGGCCGAGACGCAAGACCCCACGCTCGAAGCCTTCATCGGCTCTGTCCTCGACCCGCTCCAAGAGGATGCCGCCATCGAACTCGCCGATCAATTCGCCCCCGGCGCTGGCACCGCAGCCAATATCAAAAAGCTCCGCGAAGGTGGCGAAGTGGAAGTCCCCACGCCCTATGTCTTCGAGAGCCGCCCGGAGTGGTGCGCGCTGGAGCCATTCAACGACATCGTTTTCCCCGCCGCCACCTACGACCTCCAGCGCGCCCCATGGATTGCTCGCCGCGAAATGGTCACTTGCGAAGAACTCCGCGAGCGCATCGTCACCGCTGGCTACGACGAGGATTTCGTCGAGAAAGCCGAGCGCCAAAAAGGCTCCTCGCTTTGGCCGATTATCGTTCAGCAATCCGCCAACCGCCGCGACCACCTTCTCTTCGAGGAATACCGCGACATGGTGGAACTCTGGCACATTTACTCCAAGGAGGAGGACGAGACGACAGGTGCTACGAAACTCATGTGCCGCGTCGTCCACTCCTCGATTAGCGACGCCGCCGCCAAAGAAGAAATCCTCGAATACGCGCACGGCCAATATCCCTTCATCGAACTCCCTCGCGAGCGCATCAGCCGGTGCCTCATCGAGGCACGGGGCATTCCCGAAATCGTCGGCACCATGCAGCAGGAAATCAAAAGCCAGCGCGACTACCGAGCCGACCGAGCCAGCATTTCCATCCTGCCGCCCATGCGAGTCCCAGCCAACCGGGGCAAAATGGACATCATCCTCGGCCCTGCCGTGCAAATCCCCGAGCGCCGCGCCAATGAGTTTGGCTGGCTGCCGCCGCCGCCTTTCGACCAAGGCACCATCGAGATCGAGCGCGCCGTCCGCCGAGATGTGAATGAATACTTCGGCTTGGCCGGAGAAGGCGTCGATGCGAACTACGCCCAGCTTGCCACGCAGCACACGGTGGATCGCTGGCTCCGGGATTTCAAAGCCATCGTCACGCAGACCTGGCAACTCATGCAGCAATACATGCCGCCCGTCCAAATCCTCCGAGTCTCGGGCGGGCAGAACATTCCTTTTTCCGCCAACCGCGAGGACATCCAAGGCAAATTCGATCTCTCCGTCACTTTCGACGCCAAGCAGCTCGATAGCGAACTCCTCGGCATCAAGCTCGAATACATCACCAAAAACCTTGTGCCGATGGACAACATGGGAGTCATCGACCGCGCCGGGCTGGTGAAGTTTATCATGTCCACGGTCGATCCGAACATTGCCGACCTCATCGTCCGCGACCCCGGCCCCGCCGCCCAGATCGAGGCCGACGAGGAACAGCTCGCCTACACCAAGATCGCCGCCGGAACCGAGCCGCCATTGCCGCAGGAGGGCGTCAACTTCCAACTCCGCGCCCAAGTCCTCCAAGGCATTATCCAAGCGAACCCCGCCATCCAGCAGCGCCTCCAGCAAGACGAAATTTTCCGCAAGATGATCGAGGCGCGAATGAAGGCATTCGAGTTCCAAAATCAACAACAACAAAACGCCGTCATCGGCCGCCAAGGCACGCTCCCCGCCTTGCAACAACCCACCGCGTGAAAGCCGTCACCTACAAATCCCTCCGCGACGGCGTGCTTCGCCGCATGGGCCTCGACGCCGCGCAGCCGGTCATGGATTCCCAAGCCTCCGCGCTTGCCGACTATCTCGCCGAGGCCGTGGATGTCGCTTGGTCTTTCTATGTTTGGCCGGATGTCACGCTCACGGAGCAACGCACCCCGGCTATCCATACGCTCACGCTGGAGGAAGCCGCTCCGGCTAATCCCATCGGACGCATTCTGCATATTTACGACGAGCATCCCGGCAGCGATTCCTCCTACGCGAAAGAGTTGGATTTCACCCAAGGCGACACCACTGCCGAAATCACTGACGACAGCCATGCGGATTCTGTTCCTGTCTGGGTGCGCTTCCGCCTGCCAGCGCCGCAATTCACATCCGAAGCTTACAACGCCGCCACCACTTACGCGCCGGGCGATTTGGTTTATCACGCACCGACCAGCGATTGCTACCTCTGCCTTGCCGCGACCACTGGCAACGCCCCGACAAGCACAGCCTACTGGCGGCGGCAGCAAGTCCCCGCCTACCTCGCCGATCACGCCCGCACCTACGCGCACGCGATGACATTGGAAGAGGATGGCCAATACGACAAAGCCGCCTACCAGCGCGCCCGCGCCGAGGGTCAGCTCGTCGCCCGCATGGATGAGTTTTGGCTCCAAGCTTCCAAGGTTCACCACTTCTCCGCCCGCTTCCAATAACACCCCACTTGACAACCAACCCACATAATCATTCATGAACGCTCGCATCACCACTCGCAACGGCGGCACTTCCGAAGTCGCCACTTCCGCCACCGGAGCCTCGTTCGTTCCGCTCCCCGCGCACCGCGCCACCAAGGTCACCCTGTTTAACTACACCGGCCAGAAGATCGATTGGAAGATCGACAACGGCTCGTTCATCGAGCTGAACAACAACCTCGCTGTAGCCATCGATGGCCTCGTCGGTTCCCAGCAGGTCAGCGTCCGCCGCACCGACCTGAGCGGGTCGCCCGTCACGATCAAGTTCCACTACGCCGACTAAGCGATGCGAATTTTCCCGCTCACACCTTCTGCCGCGCAGGCCGCCATCGTTTCCTCGGGAACGCTCGCGGACCTCACCGCCGCGCAGCTTGGGTTGATTCAAGAAGGTTCGTTCGTCACCACGAGCGACGGCAAACGCTGGCAGTATAAGGGCACCGGCGACAAGACGCTCTCCGCCTCCTACATCCTCATCTCCGACGAATCGCCGGAGTGGGCGGCTATCGAGAACAAGCCCGTTCTCGACTTCAACAGCTTCACCTTTTCCGGCAACGGCACGCAGACGGTTTTCAGCGTCAGCGGCCTCGCCGACAACAATCCCTCGAACACCTTCGTCAACATCAACGGCGTGTCGCAGGAGCCCGGCAGCGACTACCAGGTCAACGCCGCCGCGCAGACCGTCACCCTCTCCAGCCCGCTTCCAATCGGCAACAAGCTCGTTGTGACAACTCTCGGCCTCATCCCCGTGGAAACGACTGCCACCGCAGGAGCACTCACCAACACCAGCGTCGTTGATGGAGGAGTTTTTTAAGTTATGACAACTCTCACAGCCGATCAATTCGCCAGCCAGCTCGACCTCTCGGCGAAGACCATCGTCCTCCCGGTCGAGACCGACGCCGTTGTCCACTATGTGGACCGGTCAGATTTTCCGACGGTGGGCCGCCTAAAGCGCCTGTATGTCGCCCAAGACACCGGAGTCGCGTGGGCGTGGACCGGCACGAATTACCAGAAAACCTCCCCGACCACCGACGAATTCGCCGCCCTGCAAGGCGAGGTCGATCTCGCCGAAACCTCGGTGGTCACCGAGCGCAATGCCCGCATCGCCGCCATTTCGAGCGAGGCGACAGCGAGGGCGAATGCCGATGCCGATCTCTCCGCGAGCATCAGCAGCGTTTCCAGCGACCTCACGAATGCGCTCGGCACGGTCTCTGGCATCGAGTCCCGCGTGTCCACCGCCGAGACCGCGATCAGCACGACCCTCCCCGCCGCCATCGCCGACGCCGAGGGCTTCGTCCAGCACGACACCTATTCCGACTTTCCCGCCACCGGACGCCTCAACCGCCTGTATGTCGCTCGCGACAACGGGACGCTCTGGCGCTGGACCGGCACAACCTATTCCCCCGTCCCTGGCGAGCAGGACGGAGGAACTTATTAAACACCGCCGCCAACACACACACAGAAAGCACCCACTCAAATGGCAAATCCAAAACTGAAATTCCTCCGTGGAAATGGCGCACCCGCGTCCTTGCTCGCAGGCGAGCCAGCGTATGACATCCAGAACCGCATTCTCCGAATCGGCGACGGGACCGACATGGTCAAAATTGGCGGCAGCGGAGCAGCAGTCATGCTCGAAGGCAACCAGACCGTTGCAGGCGTCAAGACCTTCTCCAGCACCATTTCCGGTTCTGTTGACGGCAACGCCGCCACAGCCACCGCTCTGGCCAATTCCCGCGACATCTCGCTCACGGGCGATGTCACCGGCGCCGCGAGCTTCAACGGCTCGGCCAACGCCAGCATCAGCGCCACCCTCGCCAACTCCGGCGTTTCGGCAGGCACCTTCACGAAGATCACCGTTAATGCCAAAGGTCTCGCCACCTCGGGCACGACGCTCGAAGCCAGCGACATCCCGACCCTCACAGCCGCGAAAGTCAGCGACTTCGACACCCAGGTCCGCACTTCCCGCCTCGATCAAATGGCCGCGCCCACCGGCTCGGTTTCGCTCTCCAGCCAAAAGATCACGAACCTGGCGGACCCCTCGGCCTCCAGCGACGCGGCGAACAAAGGCTATGTGGATAGCGCCGTCAGCAGCATCGTAGACGGAGCGCCTGACCTCCTCAACACCCTCAACGAGATCGCCGCCGCCATCAATGACGACGCGAACTACGCCACCACGCTGACGACAGCTCTCGGCGAAAAACTCGTCAAATCGAGCAACCTCTCCGACCTCACCGACGCCAGCGCCGCACGCACAAACCTCGGCCTCGCGATTGGATCGAATGTCCAGGCATACGACGCCACCCTCGCCGCTTTGGCAGGAGTCACCGTCGCCGCCGACAAGGTTGTCTACGCAACCGGCGCGGATCAGTTCAGCACCGCTGACCTGACCAGCTTCGGCCGCAGCCTCATCGACGACGCCGACGCCTCGGCAGCACGCTCGACTCTCGGCCTTGGCACCATCGCCACCCAAGCCGCGAACAATGTCTCCATCACAGGTGGAGCGATCTCCAATGTCACCTTCAGCGATGTGACTCTGGACGGCGGAACTTACTAGTCGCTAACAACTAACCATGAGAGCGGAGGGGTTCCATCCCCCTCCGCCCTCGCAACGCTCATTCTATAATGGCAAATGTCCTAATCCCCAAAAAATCGACCGTCGTTGCAAAGCAACCGACGACCAGCGACCTCGCCCTCGGAGAGATCGCCATCAATCACGCCGACGCCAAACTTTTCGCACGCCATCCAGTTTCGGGAGTTGTGCAAGAAATCGGCGCAGGAGCCAGTGTCACGATTGACACCACAGCCGCAGACCTCCTCTCCTTTTCCTCCGGCACCCTGTCCGCCGACGACCTCGGCAGCGACAAAATTTATTTCTGGGACGACTCCGCCGCCAAAGCCACCGGCCTCACCGTCGGCACCGGCCTCTCCATCACCGGCACCACTCTCACCGCCTCCGCTCTCCCCATCGAGATCGGCCTCGCCTGCTCCGACGAGACGACCGCACTGACCACAGGCACCGCCAAGGTCACCTTCCGCATGCCCTGCGCCATGACGCTCACCGCCGTCCGCGCCACGCTCACCACCGCCCCCGTCGGCTCCACGCTCATTGTGGACATCAACGAAGGCGGCACATCCATCCTCTCCACCAAGCTCTCCATCGACGCCTCGGAGAAAACCTCCACCACCGCCGCCACCGCCGCCGTCATCAGCGACTCATCGCTCGCCGACGATGCCGAGATCACCCTCGACATCGACCAAGTGGGCTCATCCACCGCCGGGGCTGGCCTCAAAATCTGGCTCATCGGAACCCGCTAAATGCTCCTCATTAATCCATATCGGTTTGCAGCCCCGCGATCTTCTGATGCGGATGTGAACTCATACATCCTCGCGGTCGAGTCCGCAGACGGCCAGCAGTTGGAGGAGGGCGTTATTTCTGCCGTGGAATCGTTTGTCCTCGGCTGCAAGTCCGACGGCATCTGGAGCGCCCTCAAAGCCTCCTGTATCCTCGCCGGAGCACGGACCCTCTCCGGCGCACTTGTGCCTCTCGTTGGAACCGCTCCGACCAATGCAAACTTTGTGACCGCAGATTACAACCGAGAGACAGGACTAAAAGGCGACGGATCAACAAAATATCTCACTTCTAACAGAAATAACAACGCCGATCCGCAGAATTCCAAGCACCTGTCTGTTTTTGTTACAGAAAAGCCAGTAACAGCGGGGAGAGTGTATATAGGTGGAACACAAAATACCAATGGCAATTCCTTTATCGCAGGAGGTAATACGCTTTCAAACTTACGGACATCTGTGAATTTTTACACTACCGCTATAAATGTGGGAGCTCATACAACTGGATTTATTGGAACAGAGCGAAACAACTCAGCAAATTACAATTCCAGAGTAAACGGATCAAATTACACAACGACAGGCACATCAAGCAATCCTGCAAGCTATATTTTTCGAGTTTTTGGGCGACATAATAATGTCGATCCAATCAACGCCCGCCTCTCCTTCTACTCCATCGGCGAATCGCTCGACCTCGCCCTCCTCGACACTCGCGTGGCCACCCTCATGACCACCCTCGCCGCCGCAATACCATGACCCTCGCCGACCTCATTTCCCAGCCCGTCAGCTACGAGACAGCCCGCGATCTCGCCATCGTCCTCACTCCCGACCAAGCCGCCACCCTCGGCGCGATCCAAGCGCAATACGGCAACCCGCGCCATGTCGCCGCGCCCGTGCCTCTCACCGATGGCCGACTCATGCTGTGCGCGGATTTGCTCACTGAGACCGGCCCCGGCGGCCTCTACGCGCAAGGATTCGCGCATCTCCCCGCCGAGCTTTTCGCTCAAGTCGCCGTGATCCCCATGGCCGAAGCCATCGCCCTCATCCCACAACCCGAAGAAGAAATATAATGGACACCCACCCGCTCAAAACCCTCGCAACCGGCTTGGTCGGCACCGGCACCAGCCTCGGCGCCGCCATGTATTCGCTCCTGCCTCACCTCGAAGCCTGGATGAGGCTTGCCAGCGTCACGGTCGGCCTGCTCGTGGCCATCCTCACCGCCGCCAAGCTCCTGCGCGACTTTCGCAAATAAACACCAACCACCCACACGCTATGAACGCCATCTTATCCCGCTTAAAAGAACGCTCCACCTACGCTGGGCTGCTCGCGCTCCTTGGGGCATTTGGTCTGGCCGTCGATCCCGAACTCTACGGCCACGCCAGCACGATCCTAATATCCCTCGTCGGCCTTTACGAAATCGTGCGCCGGGAGAAGAAATGACGCCCGCCCGCGTCGCCGCCACCGCGCTCCTGCTCGGCTGGCTCCTCCTCACCGCCACCGCGCTCACCGGGTGCGAAACCCTGCGCCTCGGCCTCGCCACAGACTACGGCACCTTCAGCTACGAGCTGCCGCGCCCGACCTCCTCGAAATAACGCCGAGGAGTTTTCTCCATGCTCCCCGCCTCTCGCCCACAACAAGCGAAGTCCAAAACGCAAGCCCTGCTCACCAAGGCCCGCGTGGCCGATGAGGTCGCGCTGGTGGGCGTGCGAGGCTACTACCGCGACACCATGGGCGAGGTCGGCCAAAACGACCGGGGCATCTACGACGACGCCATTTTCCTCGTCAGCCCGCACGCCTACGCGACCTTTAATGCCAACACCGATCCCTCGGTGAAGCGTAAGGGCATCGCCGTTCTCAAGCCCGGCGTTCACCGCTACCGCAAAGGCAAGCACGGCCTGAGCAAGCCTGGCGGCGGCTACCCAGCCCTCCGCCCCGCCAACCCCGCCGAAAGCCTCCCTGTGACCCGCGACGGCCAAGGCGACAGCATGGGCATCGCCATCAACATCCACAAGGGCGGCTACCGCACCACCAGCAGCGAAGGCTGCCAGACCATCTACCCGAGCCAGTGGGAGGCTTTCGTTTCCCTGGTCTATTCCGAAATGGACCGCGCCGGTCAGAAGACCATTCCTTATCTACTCGTCGAGGAGGAGACCGCATGAGCCGCAAAGCGAAATCCTCCCCACCGCCAGACCGCGAGGCCGTGATGACGCAGGTCCGCCAAATCCTCGCCGAACATTTCGAGGTCGGCGTGTGCGTTGTGAGTTGGGAGGACGCGGGCACCACCTTTGACATGGATTTCAAATTCGGAAATTCCCACGCGGCCCGCGCCCTCGCCCGCGACGCCGAGGAAATCCTGTGGCCTCTCGAAGAAGAAACCGACGAGGAGGAAGAAGTATGAGTAAAACATCCTGGAGCGCCATCGCCCGCGAGCAAGCGGACAAGGCCCACAAAACCGAAGTCGATGCCCTCAAGGCCAAGCTCGCGCAATACGCCGCCAGCGTGGAGTCGCTGGAGAAACAACTCGGCATCGCCTTGAGCCTCGGCAAGACGCGCATCCGCCCGCACCCGCTCTTGGTCAGCATGAACGACAAAGCCGAGGCCGTCGCCATCGCCATGGCGAGCGATTGGCATGTCGAGGAAACGGTCGAAGCCAGCAGCGTGAATGGCCTCAACGAATACCGGCTGCCGATTGCCAAGCAACGCATCGAGAAATTTTTCAGCACCATCGCCCGCCTCACCGAGATCGAGCGCCACGGGGCGAAGATCGACGACCTGGTTTTGTGGTTGGGAGGCGACTTGATGACGGGGATGATCCACGAGGAACTCGCCGAATCGAACAGCAAGACCCCCACGCAAGTCATCCTGTGGCTGCAAGACCGCATCGCCGACGGCCTCGCCACGCTCAAGCCCCACTTCAAGCGCATCCTCATTCCAACCAGCTACGGCAACCACGGCAGAACCACCGTGAAACCCCGCCACGCCACCGGAGCCGCGCACAGCTACGAATGGCTGCTCTACCGCATCCTCGAAGGCCGCTTCGCCGACGACCAGCAGATCGAGTTTCAGATCGCCGACAGCTATTTCAATTTCATGGAAGTGTATGGCCGCCGCCTGCGCTTTCACCATGGGGATGGCCTCAAATTTCAAGGCGGCATCGGGGGCCTTACCATCCCGACCGAAAAGGCAATCGCTTCATGGAATAAATCGCCGAACCGAGCCGACCTTGATCTCTTTGGCCACTGGCACCAATTCCAGCAAAACCGGCACTGGCTCTGCAACGGCAGCCTCATCGGCTACAACGCCTACGCCCTGAGCATCAAAGCCTCTTTCGAGCCCCCCACGCAGACCTACTTCCTCCTCGACAAGAAACGCGGCCGCACCATGACCGCCCCTATTTACCTATGAGCAACTGGAAATCCCTCGCCCGCAAAACCAACTCCCTCCCGCCCGGCTGGAGCACCGCCGAGGACATCAGCGCCGATCTGGATTGCGAGCCGAACGAAGTTCCCAAAATCCTCGCCAGCGCCATCCGCGACGGCCTCGTGGAAAAGCAAACCTTCCCCCACTGGCAACCCGGCAGCCGCCAACTTCTCTACCAAACCGGCTACCGCCAACTCACCGGCAAACCGCAAGCCAAAGCCAAAGAGCCAACCGCCCGCGCCGTGCCCGGCATCCCCGCCCACCTCCTCGAGCGCGTGACGCAAACCTGCCTCCGATACCGCGACCGCCGACCCAGCCAAATCGCTGACCTCTGCCGCTGGAGCGGCGAACCCCGCCTCAAAGCCCCCGCCATCCGCGCCCTACTTGACACGCTCACCTCATAATAAAAGTAATGCCCGACGACGCGACAATCATTGAAGGAGATGCCGGATTCCTCGGCATGGCGTCGCGCCTCAACCCGCTCCAACTCCAGCCTGGCATGGTGCAGCGGTGCGAGAACATGCGCTTGGATCGCGGCGTGGCGCAGACGCGCAAGGGGGCGAAGCGATTAGCGCAATCCATCGGTGACATTGGCGAGGCTTTGACGGTTCCGTTTCAACTGGGCGCGGATAAAAGCATTTCCTCCATTACTCGCGGTGGCTCTGGAAATTTGACGGCAACGGTATCGCTCGCCGCGCATGGCTATGCCTCGGGCGATCTGATCAACATCCGTGGAGCGGCCCAAGCGCAATACAACGGGGATTTTTATATCACCGTTACAGGACTCAATTCTTTCACCTACACAATGGTGGCGGACCCCGGTGCAAATGCCACGGGGACGCTCGTTGCCAACAAGGGGCCGGTGCTGCAAAACATCTATACCGGAGGCATCATTGGGGCGGGCGTTTACTCCTCGCCTCGTCTGGATAATGCCAATGAATACCTCGTGCTGGCTGGGCCGAATGGGTGCTTCCTCTGGCGCGAGGGGGCGAGCTTGCAAGTGATCTCGTATCCCACGACGGACACGGTGGCATTTGGAGATGACATCGAGATCATCCAAGCGTTTGACAAGCTCTACATGCTCCGCACGCGCGAGGCATCGATTTTGAGATTGCATAGCCTGGTGCAAACCAGCGGCGTAGCGACAGCCGAGACGGTGGGTGCTCACGGCTACGCGCTCGATGAGGTTGTTCGAGTCAGCGGGGCTGGGGAGGCTGGGTATCTGGGGGACTTCACAATCACAGCGGTGCCGAGCGCCACGACTTTTCAATTTTCCGTGCCATCGGGCACAGCGGCCTCGGCGAGCGGGACGATCACGGCCCAGCGCGTGATGCCTGCGCTGGTGTGGGATGGGGTGCTGACAAATGATTTTGTGCGGGTGCAGCAGGGAAGCCACCCGCTGGGCGTGACCTACTCGCGCCTGCCGAGCACGAGCATCGCGGCGTATTTCAACAACCAACTGGTAATCGCCAAAGGCCGCGACGAGGTGTTGGTCTCGGATGTCTTCGATGCGGAGACATACGATCCGGTGCAGAAGTCCTTCCGGGCGAACTTTGGCTCGAACGACTACATCGTGGCGATCCACCCGTATGCGGAATCGCAGGCGCTCATCTTCTGCCGCAACAGCATCTACATCGCGACGATTGCGATTGGCGCGGATGGGGTGAGCATTGACCCGGCGGCTTCGAGCCTGCAACTCCTCACGAACGAGATCGGCTGCTCGGCCCGCCGCAGCATTGCCACCGCTGGCGTGTATGTCTTTTTCCTGTCAGACAACGGTGTTTACCGGCTCGACAACCAATTCGACCTCAAGCTGCGCGGCAACACGCAACCGCTCTCGGACCCCATCGCGGACCGCATGGCCGAGATCAATGCGCCCGCCGCGCACACAAGCAACGCGGTGTATTTCAATAACCGCTACTACATCGCTGTGCCACTTGGGGAGGCGAATGAGCCAAATGCTCTCTTTGCCTACAACATGCTGAACCAAGCCTGGGAGACCGTGGATACCTACGGCTTTGGATTGGATCGCTTGCTCATTTCCGACTACGGCACGCAGCGCCGACTTTTTGCCAGCAGCCGAAATGGAAAGCTCTTCCTCCTCGATGAGCTGGAAAGTGGAACGGATGACACGGCCAGCGGCCTCGGCTCCACCGATGTGCCAGGACTGCTCCTCTCGCGCCGCTACGGCTGGGGCTCAATGAATGCCAAGCGCCTGCTGCGCGCCAAGGCCAGTGTGGTGCTGCCTGCCGGAGCGTCTTGCACGCTGGAAGCGGTGACGCAGGACTTCGACAACGACTTTCAAATCGCCGCGCTCACAAACTCCACCGGAGCCGAGGAGGACTACACGCTCAAAGCTCCGATGCGGTGCAAGGCAACCACTCTCGACCTCCGCTGGCGCACCCTCACGGGCCGCCCAATTCTCCGCCAAATCACTGCCGAGGCCGCTCGCTCCAGCATGGACCCCACCGAAACCCGCACACTCAACTAATCTATGGCCACCGTCACACCAGGGAAAATTTTCACCGCAAACGAAATCGTTACCCCCACCAACCTCAACGCGCTCGGCGTGCCGACGGTCTCAAATATCGTCAATGCCGACATCTCGGCCAGTGCGGCCATCGCGGATACTAAACTCGCGCAGATCAGCACGACAAACAAAGTCGCCAACTCCGCAACGACCGCTACAAACGCCAATACAGCCAATGCCATAGTGGCTCGGGATGCCAGCGGCAATTTTTCGGCTGGCACAATTACGGCTTCGCTTTCAGGAAATTCAAGCACTGCAACCTCTTGGGCTACTTCCCGCAATCTTTCGCTTACAGGAGATGTCACAGCCACACTTAGCAATGTCAATGGCTCGGCAAATGTGAGCGCTAACGCAACCATTGCTAATTTATCTGTTACAACAGCAAAGATCGCTGATGCCAATGTCACAACAGCAAAGATCGCTGATTCCAATGTCACAACAGCAAAGATCGCTAATGGATCAGTAACAGCAGCTAAACTTGGTAGTGATATATTTTTAGTTCCGACCGGCGCGGTCATGCCGTTTGCGATGAACTCTGCTCCGGCTGGTTGGCTTGCGGCCAACGGCGCGGAAGTCTCCCGCACCACATACGCCACGCTTTTTGCAACTATCGGAACCATTTACGGCGTAGGCACTGGGGGAACGACATTCAACCTGCCCGATTTGCGTGGTTACTTTGTGCGTGGGGCTGGCACAAATAGCGATGCGACGGCTTCAGGAACTTTTGGTGTAAAGCAAGCAGATGGTTTTCAGAGCCACACGCACACAGGGTCAGCGGATTCAGCGGGAGCCCATACTCATACTGGCTCAACAAATACTGCGGGGTCGCATACACACACAGTTAAAGAAGGTGAAGATGGCGGCTCTGAGGCTGATCTCCCGAAGCGTCTTACATCAGGCGATGATTTTACAGAAAATGTTCATGCCTATCAGACAACATCCGCCGGGGGCGATCATTCTCATACATTGACTATAGCTTCTGGAGGGGCCCACACCCACACGCTTTCTATTGACGCCACGGGAACCACCGAGACGCGCCCCGCCAACATCGCGCTGCTGTATTGCATCAAGTTTTGAGCATGACCCCATGGCAAAAAGCCCAACACTGGCAAGACGAGCACGATCCTACCAAGCCCTTCTGGGAATTGGTCGGCGAGCACATGTCCGCCGGGTATGTCTGGAGCACCCCCGCCGTCTTCCTCCTCGCCACGGAAGTCTGTTGGAACCCTCAGGAGGAAACCTTTGAGCCCGGCCCGCCGAATTGCTGGTTCGTCCGCCTGGCCGCATCCGCAGGCCACAGCAACCCGGTGCGCGAATTCCTCCGCATCGCACCCCACCCTCACCCCTACGCCGCATGGTGCCGGGGCACCTTCGACCTCCGCGTTTACGACTTCGCACGACTCACCAAACTCACCCGCAAAATGAAAGGAAACTAATTATGGGAGGTTCAGCACCCAAGGCCCCAAAAATGCAGCCCGTTCCCGAGGCACCCAAGCCTATCGATTACGACAAGATGGCCAACGCCTCCATTCGCGTCGCCAAAGAATCCCTCGCCGCCGAGGAGGAGGCCGTCAAACGCCTCTACCCGCAATACATCGGGATGCAGTTCGACACCGCCGACAAGCTCTCCAAAAACCTCGACAACCAATATCTGAATACCTACCGCCAAGCCATTTCCGGTGAAATGGCTCGCTACAGCGGGCCAAGCGGGCTGGAAAATCAACTGGCAACTTTAGGCGCCAACTCCATGGCTGTGCGACCCGACCAAGTCAGCGGAGCCCGGGTAGCCGATGTCAAACAAATGCAGGCCGCGCAAGCCGGGCCTGTAGCAAATGTGCAATCCCAGGGCATCGACGCCTCCGCAGCTGAGCGGGCTCTCATGCGCGAAGCCACCGGCGGCGGCCTCCTCGGTCAACTCCAATCCCAAGCCGCCCGCGACCTCTCTCTCGGTCGATCCCTCTCTGCCGAGCAAGAACGCGCCGCCACCCAGCAAGCCCGCTCAGGCATGGCCGCCCGTGGCCTCGGCGCAGGCACCGGAGCCCTCGCCGCCGAAGTGCTAAACCGCGACGCCTACGCCACCCAGAGCGAAAACGCCCGCCGAGCCTTCGCAAGTGGGGTTCTCAACCAAGGCACAGGGCTCCAGCAAGCCGCCAACCAAGCCTTCATGGGCCGCATGGAAGGCAACCGCTCCCGCGAACTTCAATCCGCCCTCTCCAATCAGCAAACAGCACTTTCGCTCGGCCTCACAAACGCCCAGCTCGCCCAATCTGCCAATGCCGCCAACTTTGAAGGTGCCCAGCAACGCGCCATGGCAGATGCCGGTTACGCCCAGCAGGCCGCCCTCGCCAACCAGGCCGCCAACCAAGACCAGTTCAACGCCAACCGCGCTTTCCTGCAAAATGTTAACCAAACCCTTATCGGAAACGAAGCCGCCCGCGCACAGCAACGCCTCGGCCTCGCCGGGCTCTACGGCGACCTCGACCCCTACCGCGCCGCCATCGGGCCAGCCTTTGGCCTCGGCAGCACCACCCTTGGCCAAACCAGCGGCCAAGTCCGCGACATCTACGGCGGCAGCCTCGCCATGGCAGGCAATGTCGAATCGTTTAACAAAAACATGGCCGCCACGGACCGCAACACCATTCTTAATAACAACGCAGCTCTCAAAGCCGCAAGCATCACCGGAAGCGCAAGCAACAACGCGGGCTGGATGTCCATGCTGGGAGGTCTTGCCCAAGGAGCAGGCTCGGTAGGTGGAGGCTACCTCGCAGGAAAGTCCGACCGCCGCGAGAAAACCGCCATCAAAAAGATCGGCAAAGACCCTCTCGGCCTTAATACCTACGAATACAAATACAAAGGCGACGACCGCACGCGCACTGGCCCAATGGCCCAAGATGTGCGCAAGGTTTTACCCGAAGCCGTCGAAGAGGTGGAAATTAAAGGCAAGAAACGCCTCGCCATCCGCCCCAAAGTCCTTGGCCAAGCCTACGCGGATGCCATCGCCGCCGAGCAGGACATCATGTTTCCCGACGGCTATGTCGTCGGCTCCGGAAAAGCCTGACAAATGAACACCTTTGATTCCTACCTGCAAGAACGCGGCTTCGGCAACGGCACTATGCTCTCGCCCTCCCAAGCCCGCGCCGCCTACACCGAGTATCAATCCGCCGCCATGCCTGCCGCTATTGTGGCCGCCAAGCAATCCCAGCCCGCCGCCGCCGAGCAATCTTCCTCCAACCCCATGATGGGAGCCGCCACAGGCATCGGCATGAAATATGCCACTGGCGCAGGGGGCGGGGGAGGCGGCGGAGGGGGTAACGGCATGGTGGCCGGATGGGGAGGCGCGGCCAGCGGAGCCGCCAGTGGATTCATGGCCGGGCACTATGTTTCACAAACAGACCCCAACCTCTCGAACCAAAAAGATGGGTTTGGCAAAAACTGGCAAGACCGCCGGGCCTATGTAGGAGGCGCGATCCTCGGAGGCGTCATGGGCTACTACGGCCTTGGTTCCCTCGCCGGTCCCGCCACGGTTTACGCCAGCAAATTTATGGAACCCGCCACCCGCTCCGCCATCAAGTGGGGCGACTCCTGGGGCGGTGCAGGCGGTGCCCTCATGGTGGACCCCATCGGGTCCGTCGCCAGCGGGAAATACTCTACCAGCGAACTCGCCAAAGGCGCACTCCTCGGACCATTCACTAAAGTTTTTAAATAACACACTATGACCTACAACCCCGCCGTCAACGACCGCTCTGCGGAAATCCTCACCAGCGCCAACAACCAAGCCGCCGCCATCCAGCTTCGCGGCATGGAAAACCTCGGCAATAGCCTCTCCGAAATAGGAAAATCGTATGGAGATGCGTTCTATAAAAACGCCGCCGCCGCCCGCGAAAACGCTGCCAAGGCCGACACCAACTTAGGCACCGCCGAAGCCATCGACAGCATCTACGGCACCTACGGCTCGCCGGAACAGCGCCAAACCTTTCGTGAGGGGTTGAATAAAATGTCCGGCAACCAGGATAAATCTTCAGGCTTCCTCGCCATGCATGTGCAGACAGCCAACGCGCTTGTCGATCTCAATAGGTCTAAACAGATGCAACAGGCCCAAATCGACGGCTACAAAGACCTCTACGACTACAAAGCTGCCAACTCTGCCCCCGCTGCTCCCAAAATGAACGCCGAGACGATCCGCAGCATGGTTTCGGAAGCCAAGACCCAAGGATTCAGCGACGACGCCATCAAAGCCAAACTCCAATCCCAATACGGAGATTGGGCCGTGCGGTCCGTTTACCCGCCCCAAAATCAAGGCATTTGGATGGGTCAGTAAAATAGCTGCATGGCCAATCCACTTCTCGACGCTCTCCTGGCTGACCGCGAGGGCAATTCCGCTTCGGGGTTTTCTCCCATGTCCGCCCCCACGCCCGCCGCCGGGGCGCGCATGATCGACTTCGACACCCCGTTGCCGGAGATGACGCCCGATGCTGCGACGAGCGAAGACACCCTCGCGTTTCCGGAAGAGGTCGATCAAACCTACACGCCCTTCGATGCGACGGAGCCTGCCGAGACTTCTGCCGAAATTGCGCCAGCTCCAAGGGCCAATCCTCTTCTCGCTGCTCTCCAAGCGGACCAAGCCGCCACCCAGCAAGCCGTCGCCGAGGCCACCACGCCCGACGACCGCCTCCCCGTCATCTCCCCCGATCTCGCCGACGCCCTTGGAGTCCTCGACTACCGCGACCCGCAGGAAGGCCAGCGCCGCCAGCAAGCCGCCGCCGTTGGCGAAATCCTCAACCTCCCCATGTTCGAGCGCGTGAACCTCGGAGCCGCCCCGGTCAATGCCGATGGCACCGTCACCATCCGCCGCGCCCAAGCCGTGAGCCCCGAAGCCCAAGCCGCCGCCGATGCCCGCATGGCCAACATCCGCACCATGGCTGCCGGTGAAATGCTCGTCGAAGAATCCCCCAAAGAAGTCGGCACGCTCCAAGGCATCGCCAACGCCGCGCAGAACGCCTTCGACTCTGCCCGCCAGGCTTTGATGGCCACTGATGGCCTCGATGCCAACGACGCCTCCGAGATCGCCCGCATCGAATACAACAAAGCCGCCCGCCGCGTGGCCCCAGGCTACGCCGCCTACCAGCAGGCCGAGGGATGGGATGCCGCGAAAGCCTTTGCCAAAAACCCCTTTGAGGTGACGACAAATATCATCACCGAAGGTCTTGCTGGGAGCTGGCCCGCACTTGCAGGCGGCCTTGCCACAGGAGCCACGACCGCCGCTGTGACCGGTGTCGCTGGATCGGTAGTGCCCGGCGTGGGAAATGTGATCGGCGCAGGCGGTGGTTTCACCGCAGGCATGATCGGTGGCACGGGAGCGGGTTCATTTGCCACAGAATACGGAGGCAAAATACTCGAAGAGTTGCAGACCGCCGGGATGAATCCCAAAGACCCGGAAAGCATAGCCAATTTCTTCAGCAACGAAACGCTCATGGCTGAAGCCAAGGATGCCGCCTTGAAACGCGGCGTGCCTGTTGCGGCATTCGATGCCCTTTCCGCTGGCATCGCCGGGCGAGTAGGCTCTGTCTTCCGCGCCGCCGCCAAAACCCCCGTCCGCCTGGCTGTCACAGAAGGAGCCATCCAAGGAGGGCTCGGAGGAGCAGGCGAGGTGGCCGGATCGGTTGCTGCCGGAGACCCCGTAAACCCCAAAGCCGTCTTCGGAGAAGTGATCGGCGAAGTCGGGCCAGCCGCCATCGAGATCGCCGCAGGCCGCGCCGCCTCCGCCACCCAGCCCGCCCCTGGCGAAGTCCCACAAAACTTCACACCAATTTCCTCCCCGGCACCCGCGCCCGGCCCCGTGGCCCCAGCGCCAGCCCCTCAAAACCTCGGCCAAGTCCGCGCCCCCGAAATCCCCATCGACCAAACCGCCCTCGACGAAGCCTTCGGCTCCCCCTTCGCCCCGCCCCAGCCCGCGCCCGCCGATCCTTTCGCCCCGTCTCCCGAAGCCCCCGCGCCGCCCCGCCCAGCCCTCAGCTTCTCCACCGATGCCATCACACCCGAGCAAACCGCCCTTGCCACAGACTTTTCCAACCGCCTCACCGGCCAGCTCCGCACCCAAGGCATCCTCGACACCGCCTCCACCCTCGACCTTGCCCCCGTCAACCTGGATCGAGTGGACGCCGGAGCCCCCCTTGCCGACTTCATCGACAACTTCTCCCGCCTCACCGGCACCCGCATCCAGTTTGTAAAAGCCAGCGACCCCACCATCTTCGGCGGAGCCGTCCGCAGCGACGATGCCCAGACCATCTATCTCAACGCCGATTCCCAGCGCCCCATCGCCTCCCTCATCGGCCACGAATACGGCCACACCCTCGAATACACCCAGCCCGCCCTCTACAAAGACCTCCGCCGCGTCGTCGCCACCTACACCGATTCCTACCGCACCCGCGCCCGCGAATCCGCCGCCGCCCCCATCTACCGCACCGGCCCCGCCACCCAGCGCGTCCGCACCCAGACCGCCGAACTCACGAACAACACCCTCGGCGACGCCTTCCTCGACCCCGAATTCTGGCGCTCCGTCCAAAACGAAAACCGCCCCCTCATCCAGAAAATCTGGACCTCCTTCAACGAGTGGGTCGATTCCCTCCTCACCCGCCAATCCCAAGCCACCTGGGGCACCCCCCAATTCGCCACCGACCTCACCGCCCTCCGCCGCGACCTCGCCAAAACCATCGCCCCGGCCCTGCGAGGAATGGAAAAAGCCAACGCCACCGAGCAATCCATCCTGAGTTTTGCAACTGAGCCAAGTGCTCAACAAAATATTCTTGATGCTCTTCCGCGACGAGGTGCTATTGTGAAGAAGAAAGCAGAGGTTAAAGAAGATGGCACGGTCTACTACAACGGCAAAGAACCCTCGCAGTGGTCTCCAGAAGACTTTAAAGCGTATGGTCAAGAATTCGGTGTCCGAAACCTTGGCCCTCTCAGTGAAATCTCCAACATCGTGGATGAGCTGGGAAGACCTGTGGCGCAAATACCCGGTGGACTTGACGGAAAGTTCACCTACTTCGACCTCCTTCACCTCAAGGCCAACGCGGTAGATGTAAGAAAGCTGCCGGTTGAGTTGCACGGACAACTCACGGCCAAGTTGGCTCGCACCATGACGCCGGAGCGAGGAAATAATGTCCAAAAATTCAACGGCATTCTTTTCGGAATGCTCTCGCCGAACTCCCCTTTGCTTCCAAATGAATTTGGCCAAGCCCGCATGCGCTTCAGCACAATGGAAGAGATCAAGCGATTCGCTGATCTGCTACCAGACAACCCTACCAAGGAGCAACGCCTGTCAGTAAACAAGCGCCTCAAAAACGAACTTGGATTTACCGAGGCCAAGAGTGGGGGGCTGGGAATTGGAATTTCTGTTGATCTTTCAAACATCGTCATGGCATCGAAACTTTTTGTGAAGAACCCCGACTTCTTCATCAAAAAACCCAAAGAGTCCTGGGCAAACTTTGTTGACAAGCTCACCACGCAAGTCTCCGGCCTCGGCACAAAGACGGCATCGTTTGGCGGTGTGTGGCAAGACCCGTTGAACGCTGGCATCTCGGCCATGGATCGCCACATGGCTCGGGCTTTTAGCGATGAGCTTATAAACAATCCAGATATCCGAGGGCGTTTTGAAGGGATTGTTGTTAATAGGTTCAACAACCTTTTGGATATTTCTAAGGCGACCGTCAAAACGGCCGACGCAAAAATTCGCAAAGCTAAAACCGACAAGGCTAAAACAAAAGCTGAACAGGATAAGGCAGCTGCTATGCAGAATTTACCGGATCCGTCCGCCCTTAAAGCGGACACCTTGGATGATGTGTTGGGCCAAGCCGAAATTTTTGGTGCGGATCGCATCAAAGATTTTGTTAACGAAGCGGTGTTTGCGGCTATGGGCAGTCGCAAAAACAAATATCTAATGAAAAGTGGCCAGGTAAATCCGAATCTGCCTGAGTCGATCCAAGGAGTTGAGTGGGTAAAGACTCCAAAGGATTTTCAAGTCATGTCTGAAGCCTACCGGTTGGCTCTGGATATCAACGCCGAGCGTGCAAAATCCATAGGTATCGAAATTTTTCCGGCGCAATGGACTCTATGGGACCGCATCAGAGGCCGAGTCGAGCCTCACGAAGCCATGTTCCCAGGTCTTGAAAAGCTCCCCGCTCTCAACGACCGCCAACTTTCTGAAGCCTTTACTGCAAACAAACGGGCAGGCTATGCATCCACTCCAAATCCAGGGCAAGCATGGAAAAGGCAAGAGGGTATTCCTGCTTCTTCCTTAGCTTACTTTGCAGCCGAGCCCAAGCCCCGCAAGTTCACACAATCTGTGCAAGCCGCGCCGGGCGTCGCCCCGGAGGTCAAAGCCCAACTCACCGCCCTCGACTACGACCCCATCTCGAACGCCCAGACCGTCGCCTCCGCCCGTGCCCGCATTGATGCCGCTGGCTCCATGGATTCCGCCGTGACCCAATTCATGGGAAACGCCGCCAATCCCGACTTCCAGCCCACCGCCGTCGATTACGCCACCGGCATCGAACTCCTCGGCCAGCTCCAATCCCGAGGCCGCCACGAAGATGCCGCCGCCATCGCCGACTTCATGGCCCGCGCCGGAACCACCCAGGGTCAAGCCATCCAAGCCCTCTCCCTTATCTCCCGCCTCACCCCCGCAGGCATCGAAGCCTTCGCCTCCCGCCAGATCACCCGCGCCGCCCGCAACGATCCCAAGATCGAGGAGTTGATCCAAGACAACCAACGCCTCCGCGCCGAGATCGCCACCGCCAAGCGCGACTCCGCCACCGCCGCCATTGTGGACAACCGCGCCGCCATCAAAGCCGCGCTCCCCGCCGGGGCCGATGCCGTCGCCACCAACATCGCCATCCGCGAAGCCATCCTCCAAAGCCCCACGCCACTCGCCGCCCAAGCCGCCACCGCCCGCATCCTCCAGGACAACGGCCTCAGCGAGCGCGCCGCCATCCGCATCGCCCAGAGCATCACCAAGGATTTCCTCAAAACCACCACCGATTCCCGCGCCAAAGTCTTGCAAGACCTGTTCGCCCTGGCCGAAAAGGACCGCCGGTTCAACAAATCCAAAATCGGTTCGCTCATCCGCCTCAACCGCGAAGGCAAGCTCACCGACTCCCGCCTGCACGCCGACATGGCCAAGATGCTAGGCATCCCCGCCTGGACCCCCGAGCACTCCGCCAAAGTCCAAGACCTCCTCCGCCAGCGCGAGGCCGCCACAGACCCCCGCGTGAAACTCGTCAAAGCCGCCGAAGCCCTCGATGTCATCTACCGCGAATCCATGCCTGCCGGAATGCTCGCCAAGATCGACACCTTCCAAACCCTCATGATGCTGCTAAATCCCAAAACATGGATTCGCAACATCGGGGGCAATGCTTTCATGTTCGGGGCCGACCTCTCCGCCGATACCGTGGCTTGGGGAGCGGATGCCGCCGTCTCCATCGTCACCGGAAACCGCACGCGCACCGGCCTCGACCTTGGCACCCGGTTTATCGAACTCGGAGCGGGCCTTGGGGACATCCAAGCGGGCTACGAATTTGCCCGCACTCAGGGCATGGGCCGCCTCGGCTCCTTTAAAGAGGGCGTGCAAACCCTCATTCGCCTCGGTCGCCTTTACTCCTCCAAGAAATACGACAGCGCCGAAATCACCGGCTTCACCGGCACGACCTTCCAAAGCGGCATTGGCAAAGTCCTCGAAGATACCCTCGGTGCCGCTCTCAGCCTCGTAGATCGCGGGTTTTATCAATCCGCCTTCCGGGCCAGCCTCGACAATCAAATGCGCCTCGCCGCGCAGGATGGCCCCCCACTCGCCGCGCCCACGCCAGACATGATCGCGCAAGCCCGCATGGATGCCAGCCGGGCCGTTTATCAAGATGAAAACGCCGCCAGCCGCACTCTCAGCGGCCTTCGCCGCGTGCTGAATGCCAATCAACGCTGGGGGCTCGGCTCCATGCTGATGAAATTCACGCAAGTCCCCGGCTCGATCCTCATGCGCGGAATCGAATTCAGCCCGCTCGGATTTATCCGCAACGCCTACCAACTCCTCGCTCCTGCCCTCAGCAACCGCGTTGCTTTTGATCAAAAGGCCTTCACCGAGCAATTCAGCCGCGCTCTCGTCGGCACCACCGGCCTCGTCGCCACCGGCTACTGGCTCGCCCAACTCGGCATCATCTCCGCAGGCCGCGAGAACGAAGACGAGAAGAAGCGCAACCTCGCCAAAGCGGAAGGCTGGGGCTCCTACAAACTCAATGTCAGCGCCCTCAAGCGTGCCCTCATCACCGGCAATTTCTGGACCCGCCAACCGCGACAGGATGGCGATGTCGTGGTGAACTACGATTGGGCGCAGCCGCTCTCCATCAGCGTCGCCATGGGAGCCTACGCCAAGGAGAACCAGAAAGCCGTGCAGGAAGACATCCTTCGCGGGAAGAAGCAAAGCCTCCTCGCCGCCGGCTTTAACTGGATGTCCGCCGCCGCCGCTTCGGCCACCGGAGCCATGAACGCCCTCGTCGAGCAACCGCTCCTCAGCGGCCTTAGCACTTTCTTCCGCAATGCTGCCTACGACGACATCCCCGGCGCCATCCTCGCCGCCGCTTCCGATGTTCCCAAAAGCATGATGCCCACCGCCGCCCGGCAATGGATGCAACTCGATGACAATACCGTTCGCGAAACCCGCGACTCCTCGCCCTTCCGGCAATATGTCAACGAACTCAAATCCCAACTCCCCGGCCTCAGCCAAACCCTCCCTGCCAAGCGCGACATCCTCGGAGAAGATGTGGAACGCTACCAGCGCCACAGCAACACCGTCTTCAATGTCCTCTTCAATCCCTCGATGGTGACATACATCAAGAAAAGCCCGCTCCTCACCGAGATGAGTCAGGTTTATGAAATGACCGGCAATCCCTCGGTGATCCCAAACCAAGCCGGTCGAGACTTCACCCTCGAAGGCGTTAAAGTCCGCCTCACCACCGAGGAAATCAGCGCCCTCCAAAAGGACATGGGAGCCCTGAGCGTGGCCGCCGTGGAGAAATTCGTCCTCGATGATCCGCGCTACGACAAGGCGACTTGGGACATCAAAGCCAAAGCCTTCACCCGCGCCCTAGAGAAAGCCGCCACCGCCGCGAAATACCGCATCCTGCTTTCCCGCCCCGACCTCAAGCAGCGCGCCCAAATCGAGCACCAGCAAACCCTCCAGCGCCGCCAAGAAATGCAGCAGATGATGGATAGCGGAGTGGGCGCAGCCCTCATGCAGTGAGCCTCACAGGGGCTCCGGCTCGTCGATAAGATTGTGATAATGCCGGTAGGTGGTCGAGATGTCGCTATGCCGTAGCAAACGGCTCGCCACCTCGATCCCGTCGCGCAGCGCAATGAGCGCGCCGTATTCTTTGCGAAGGTTGTAAGCGCCCTTGTTTCCATCCGGGAGGAAGCGCCGCACAAAATCATTGATGTCGTAGTGCGTGAGATCATGCGCCTCGGTCTTGTGTTTCCGGGGAATCACATACTCCCCGCCACCAAGCGCCCGCTGGATCAACCGCATGAGCCGAGCCCGCACCGGCACACGCCCGCTGCGGCCTTTAGGCGTCCAACCCTCGCGCTCCACCAGCACCAGCACCGCCGTCTTTTTGTCCTTCCACTCCACCCAGGCCCACTTCAAATCCTCGACCTCCTCGTTGCGCAGCCCGGCCTTCCGCATCAGCCAATAAATCGCCCACACCCGGGCGTTTTCCCGCCGCAGAGGAATCCTCGCCGCGGCGTCCATCCGGCGCAACACGGCGCGGTCGATGGGTTGGTAGCCCTCGGTCTTAGTCGAACCACCCGTCACCATCCAAAACTCCGTGAGGTCCGGCAGCTTCATGTCTTTGAAAAGGTGAATCCGTTTCCTGGCCACCACGCTTTTGATTTGGCTCACATCCGAGTGAATGCCGTTCTTCGAGCGCCCAGCCCGCTCCTGCGCCGTGATCCAGCGCCGCAAAGCCTCCGCGCTCAGAGCCGCCTCACAAGACCTCTCCCGCCAATCCTCGCGCCCCGTGGCTTCCCGGGCATACATCACAAAACGACTCAAGGTTTTTGTTTTCGATTTCTCCGGCCCATGCGCCGAGTAAATGTCAGCCACTTCGCCCAGCGTCGCAAAGCCCGGCCTGCGCACCGCCTCGGACAACGCCATCTCATCGCCTCCCTGAAGCGCCGCCGCAATCGCCCGCGCCTTCTTGAGCGCCGTTTCGCGGCCCGCCTTGGAGTTCTGCGACACGCCGCAAGACTTCTCCACCCGCTTCCCGTCAAGCTGGACGCGGTAATACCACCCCCTGCGAGCCTCTTTCCAGTAAACCGAAACTTCTCCGTGTTTTCTCATAAATTTGCGGTCGCCACTTTAATCAGAAAATATGGTCGCCGCTTGTCCGCCACTTTGGTCGCCACTTTGATCCAGCCAGCAAAGGATAAACTGCAAACATGGCAAAGCGAAATTCCGCGAAGTTCTGATGCCTTACTAGGGAAAAGTGGAATTGGTCGCCACTTGGGGGGTGCAGCCGGAAAGACTCGAACTTTCAACCTTCTGATCCGTAGTTTCAGATTCATTTGTTGATATTGAGGTGTTTAAGTATTGCGTCCGCCACTTTGGTCGCCACTTGGTTGGGTCGAGTTCGGAGCTTGGCCGTTTACTAAAGCGGGGCGGAATGCTTCGTCGTCCTGGGCTAGTTCTTTTTCGCTCACGATGGGAATGTCGAGCGTGTCGATGAACTTGGCAAGGGCTTCAAGGGCCGGTTTGCTGGGTGAGGTCTCGTTTGGTGAAGGCATCTTTGTAGAGGGCGTCGAGGAGGGGATTGTGGCGGTAGTTGGGGCTGATGATTCCGACGACTTGTGGGAGGGTTTGCTGGGTGCTGAAGGTTTCTGTGGCGATGCTGCCGTCGGGCCAGCGGGCGCGGAGGCGTTGGATGGTTGCGCCGTTGGATGGCCATACGGGACGACCGAAGATCATTTGTGGCTCGACCTGGATGGTGAGCGGGGCCGCGCCGAGGACATTCCCGTTCCAATCGACGATGCCGCCTGCGGGGGATGTATAAATTTTAATTTCTTGTGGGGCCAATTTTGCGCGCCGTGTGACAGGCTCAGGATCGATGCGGGGACTTGCGCATGAGGTGAGCAATGCCGCTAGAGCTAGGATGAATGCGGGTTTGCGCATGGTTTATTTTTATTTTTGAATTGTGAATGCCATTGCTCCAAGGAAGCAAACCGCGATGGAGCAAACCAAAAATATTTGACCCACAAACCACCCCAAATTACCTGAAACTTTTTCGGAAACTTTTTCTGCAATTTTTGCGCTGCCATAGACGCAACAAACGACGGCCCACAACACCAAAAACTTTTGAAGGCTCCACAAGTTTTCACTGACGATCCAGTCTTTGAAACCTTCAAACATAATTTTTCAATTCGATGATTTCCGCTTCTTGGGCTGGTAGCGGATCGGGGTTTTCGCTGGTGAGGATCCAGGCACGGGCAGTTCGGAGATGTTCCCAGGCTCTTCGGCAGCCATCATGGTTTCGTGCGCACGACTCAAATCTGGAGTTAAAATTTTTCTATTTCCCTGAATAAATTCTATGAGGCTATTGAAATCCTGGTTGGTCAAAGCACGGTTGCCGTTGGCCCGGTAAGTGCGCACATACCACTCGGCAGCCTGCTCCACCACATTGTTGCGGGTAATGTTTAAGCCGGTGTTCTCGGCAATCTCATCCAGCAATTTAATGACCTCTTCTGGTATCCGGATGGAAAATTGAACTTTGGGTTTTGGTGCGCTCACAGGTTGCAATGTAGCACAAATATATTTTTCTCAATTTTTTTATTGACGGTGTGTCTGTTTGTGATTCATTCAGACCCGCACGATGAAAACATTCAGCATCCGCCTACCTGAAGATGTGCGAGCCGACCTCGAGCGGCTGGCAGAGGAACAGGGCCTGAAGCCCGGACAAATCATCCGATCCCTTTTGATTCGGATGGTGCGCAAGCAACAACCCCAAATCCAAACCGAGGAGGTGCCCGCGTGAAGACCTGCAAGCATCTTTGGTATGTGGAGGGATTAAATATCTTCCGTCACAGGATTGGGGAATACTTCTGGGCTGTTTCCTCCCTCGAGGCGCGGATGGCTTGGGCCGAGAAGTTCGGGGGAATCCCGACCGCTTGGAGGTTCGAGAAAGCCACTTGGAGGTTCGATAAATGAGCGGCGCGGATTTTTTGCGTCTGGGGGCTTATTTTGTGGAGTTCGCCGTGACGGTGGCCGCGCCGGTTCTTTTTCTGGCTTGGGCGACATGGAGGATGTCTCGTGAAGCCTGAGGAAGCGGGTCGGTTGGTGCAAGCAGTGGTGCGTGACATCTTGAGCCTCGGGCCGGTGGCGATCCTGGCCGCAATCGGGAGGGTGCCATGATCGAGAAGCATTATTCGCCGCGTGAGGTGTGCAAGTTGCTGTCGATCTCGAGGAGCAATCTGCACTGCCGACTGCAATCGGGGGAGCTGGAGGCGATTGCCTGGGGGAAGCGTTGGCTGATCCCTGAGTCGGCTATCAAGCGCCTGCTGGATGCGGGGCGGATCAATGCGGTGACGACCTCGCCGCGCCGGTCGGGGGTTTTTTCCTACTCTTAAAATGCCTGACGCCTCGCCGTCTTTTTTTTGTGCCAATTTTCCAGATGGGTTGAATACCCCAGAGGGTAAGACCCCATTGCTCGTGGACATCGACCTCTCGGGCATCGAGGAGACTCGGAGCGAGGTGGCATTCCCGCTACGGCGCAACCGCTACATGCGGCAGTTCCATGCGGTGAAGGCCGACGACAAGCGGAGCCGCCGTGGATTGAAACGCCTGGTGAAACCGGAGAACGCTGCCGAGCTGGCCGCGCATCTGCCGGAGCCGGGGGATTGCACTCATGCGGTGGTGCGTGGGGATTTTGTGACCGCTGACATCATCCCGTTGCTCCTCGGGGACCGGAGCGCGGACATCCTGGCTATCTCGACTCTGGGCATGAGCACGGCCAACGCCTCGATGCTGGCCGGTCTGCGGGCCTCGGGGCAAATCCGCCGCCTTTTTTTGCTGGTGAGCCATTATTTTTCGCAGGTCGATAAGACGGGAACCTATCGGGAGGTGAAGCATCTCCTCGGGGATGCCGTAAAGGTGGCCCGCACTCACGCCAAGGTGATCCTGGTCTCCGCCGCGCCGTCTTTTTTTGTGGTGGAGGGAAGTGCGAATCTCCGAAGCAGCGACAACATCGAGCAGTTCGCCATCTGGAACGATGAGGATTTGCTGAACTGGCATCTGGATTGGATGCAGGAGGTGGCCGGTGCCTGAGCCTTCCAATCTCTCCGCCGACATCGCCACGAAGGTGCTGGAGGCAAACATCCGCAACATCGTGGAGAAGGTGAAGGCCGGTGGAACGCTGAACGCTGCCGAGCGGGCCATGATGGAGAGCGCCGCTCAACCTAAGTCGCCGTTGCAGGAATCGGAAGCCGCCTCCGCCGCCGCGCCTTTTTTATTTTCTGAGGCTGAAATCGGGTTGGAGAAGCTCGAAGCAGCAGGGGAGTTCACAGGGGAACGCTTGCTTGCCCGGAGGCCGGATGCCTACCGCGCCGTAGTCCGCATGGCTGCCGAGGGATTGAGCATTTCGGCCACGGCCCGAGCCCTGGGAGTTTCGCGGAACACCATTGCTGCCGTCCGGGAGCGTGAGGGATTTACTATAGAGCAGGATAAAAAGGAGTTATTGCGAGATGTTCGCCGTGCTGCCCGGCTATCGGTCGAGCGGGCCATCGAGCTGATCCCTACGATCAACAGCGCCAAGGACGCCGCCATCGTTGCTGCCGTGATGGTGGACAAGGGCCAGCTCCTCAGCGGTGAGGCAACAAGCCGCATCGAGAAGGTCGAGGCAGGTGAGGACAAGCTCCGCGAAATGCTCGCCTCGCTACCCGTGCTCGAAGCCGAGGTTGTGCAAACCGGTTTATCCGAGGGCGCGCCGCTGCAAAAGGGGGCTGGTCTCGCCGCCTCCCTGCCTGCTCTGCCCCTTGTTGAGACTCATGCTCATGAGGTGAAATCCGTGGATGCCGTCAGCGATTATCAACGACTTACGGAAGCCGACAGCAATGCACAAGCTAACTCGTTGATAGACAACGATAGCAAACTATCCTCTAGTTGTCTTATCGGAAGTTATCAACTTGATAACGACCTCGACCAGGTGAAAACCGAGACCGTAGTTGAGACCCTGAGGGTAGGGGGGGAGGGGGTCGCGGATTTCGAGGGGGGGGTATCAGATAGCACTCATTTGGGTCCACAGAAAATTTTATCTAAAGGCGACCCCTCCGTGCCGCCGCCAGCCGCCCCGTAGTCGCATCTTTCCATTCAAACCTATGCCTACCCTACAAAAACAAAAAAAAACCGCGCCGGTGCCGCCTGCCGTGCAGGCCGCGCCGGAGTTCATCGAGGCCCAGATCATGGGCCGCGAAATCAACCCCGAATACCTCAGCCTCCGCGTCCCCGATGCGGATGGTAATTGGCGCAAGGCCCGTCTGCGCATCCCGCGCCGTCTCAGCCATTGCTTCAAAATCCACTCCACCGTGCGCGTCGCTGCTACTGCCGACCCCATGATGTTCGAGCCCTTCCCTTCCATCCTATGAGCGCCACCGAAGCTATTCTCTACGCGCTGGTTTCGCTCGGCTCATCCTTCGCTTGCTACCGCATAGGCCGCGACGAGGAAAAGAAAAAATGGCTCGCATGGTTTCGTGCGCACTATCCGAACCGCCTCAACTCCCGCAATTTCCCCGAATGAAAAGCCGACTCCTCATCCTCGACACCGAGACCGGGGGGCTCGACCCCACCCAGCACGCCCTGCTTTCGCTCGCCGCCGTGGATAGCACGGATGGCGAGGCGTTTACCGCACTCATCCGCCCTTCGCCCGAGTGGATTTGCGACCCGCAAGCCCTTGCAAAAAACGGCCTCACCCTCGATTTTCTGGAAAAAAACGGACGGCCCGAGCGCGAGGTTCTGCAAGACTTCGCCTTGTGGATCGGGGAGCGCCGCTGGCACATCATCGCCGGTTGCAATGTCGCCTTCGACCTCCTCTTCCTCACAGCCGCCTTCCACCGCCAAGGTCTCGCTTGGACCAGCCGGAAAAACATCGACCTCCAAGCCGCCGCCTGGCTCGCCCACGAGACCGGAGCCATCGAGCTACCGCTAGGCAAAGACGACCAGCCCCGCCTCTCGCTCGACCACATCGCCGCCACCCTCGGGTTCTCGCGCAGTGGCAAGACCCACAACGCCCTAGAGGACGCCCTCCTCACCATGGCCTGCCTCCACCGCCTCATCGCCCCCACCCCCCAATGAGAGAAGAAACCCGCAAAGCCCAACCCATGCCGCCCGATCTCCAACCCATCACCCTCCACGACAGCCGCGCCGGTTGGAAAACCACCTTTAACGCCAAAGAAATCAACGACGCCTGCAACCGCTGGCTCATCAAAAACGACGCCTCCTTTGCCAAATCCCGCCGAAAAAAATTCGGCCAAATTTAATTTATGCACTTTTACAAGTTTAACATCAAAGACTACGCGGTAAATACAACACATCTCACTAATGATGAGGATTTAGCTTATAGGCGCTTGCTTGATTTATACTATACCGAGGAGCAGGCTATAGCAAACGACTACCAAAAGCTATCGCGCAGGTTAAGAATTGCTGCCGAAGTCATCGAGGTAGTGCTGAATGAGTTCTTCGTTCTTACCGAAAATGGATGGATTTGTGGTCGAGTTGAGGAAGAAATTCAATCTTATCACCGACTTTGCGGAAAGCGTAAAGAGCTTGGAGTCAAGGGGGCGCAAAAGAGATATAGCAAAAGAACAGCAAGAGTCAAGCAAGAGCCTAGCAAGGGTCTAGCTATAGCTACGATACCACTAACCACTAACCATTATATTACCCCTATAAGTCCCCAAGGGGACGAGGAATTGGAGTTGGATTGCGAGGAATCTTCCGCACCCGAGCATCCCGTCCTCACCCGCCTGCGCGATTTGTTCCGCATGAAACCCGGAACTGACTTCGACGCCTCCACCCACCGGGCTTGGCAAAAAAATAAAAAAAGCGCCGCCGCGCTCCCCGAGTCCGATTGGGCGCTCCTCGCGTGGGCCTACCGGCAGACCGAGGGCGACGCCGCCCGCTACCGCCGCCGCGACCCCGCCACCTTGCTGAACAACCTCCTCGCCGAAGTCCTCCGCGCCCGCGAATGGGCCAAGGCCGCCGGAGTCAACCCCACCGCCACCCGGCCCAGGCCCGCCGAGCCCGAGGGCTGGCAGGACATCATCACCTCCACCGATCCCAGCTACAACTGCACCACCTGGTTCGAGTTACCCGAAAGCCTCCGCGCCTTCGTCCGCGAGCGCGTCGCGCAAATCGAAGCCGAAAACGCCGCCGCTACCGCCGCCGCCTGACCATGACCAACCCACTACCCGAAACCTCCCTTGCCGAAAAAGCCATCCTCGGCGCGGCGTTGCAGAATGGCACCACTTCCGACAGCGTGCTCGAAGCCATCCAGCCCGAACAGCTCGTGCTGCCCGCGCACCAGATCATCCTCCGCATCATCGCCGAGTTGCGCGAGGCCGCCAAGCCCGTCGATTTCATCATCGTCACCACCGAGTTAGAGAAGCGCGGCCAGCTCGCCGAGTGCGGGGATGCCCACTACATCACCGAGCTTGGCGCCGATTTCGCCCAAGTCGCAAATTGGCGGCACTACGCCAGCGAAGTCCTCGATACCTGGAAACGCCGCAAAATGCGCGCCGCCGCCCTCGCCATGGCCGAGGCCGCGAACGACTACGCCCTCACCACCGACGATGCGCAGGAGCGTTGTGAGCAAGTCCTCTACGGCCTCCGCGACCACACCACCCGCGAGAACCCCGTCGCCCCCTGCCGCGATGCCGTCGTCGCCGCCGTCGAGCACATCGAGGCCGTTTACCACAACCGGGGCAAAACCATCGGCCTCGCCACCGGCATCCACGACCTCGACCGCTCGACCGGCGGCTTCATGGGCGGCCAGATGATCGTCGTCGCCGCCCGGCCCGCCTGCGGCAAAAGCGCGCTCGGGATGCAGTTCGCCCTTCATGCCGTCAAGGAACTCGCCGTCCCAACACTCGTCTTCTCGGTCGAAATGCCCGGGCGCGAACTCATGGTCCGCGCCATTTGCAGCGAGGCCGGTGTCAATCTCCAGCGCCTCCGCGATGGATTTTTCGACCAACGCACCCTCGCCAATGTCGCCCACATCGCCGGAGGATTGGTGAAAAGCCCCCTCTTTATCGACGAGACCCCCGGCCTCACCGTCGCCCAATTCCGCGCCCGCGCCCGCCGCGCCAAGGCCGCCCACAAGATCGGCCTCATCGTCGTGGACTACCTCCAATTCATGCACGGCAGCGGCGACGCCGCCCGCCAATCCCGCGCCCTCGAAGTCTCCGAGATCAGCAAAGCGATCAAGACCGTCGCCAAGGAACTCGACATCCCCATCGTGGCCCTCGCCCAGCTCAACCGCGACGCCGATGGCGACCACACCAAGCCGAAGCTCTCGAACCTCCGCGAGTCCGGCAGCATCGAGCAAGACGCCGACACCGTGCTCCTCATCCACCGGCTCGATAAAAACAAAAAACGCGCCGACGAGGACGCCGAGCCCATGGATCACAACACGCTCTTGATCCTCGCCAAGCAACGCAACGGCCCCACCCCCGAGATCAAACTCAACTTCATCGGCGAGCACACCGTTTTCCGAAATGTCACCGAAAAACAATACAGCAACAACATGAACCAAAGACAGAAATGAAATTAACCACAGAGAACACAGAGAACACGGAGAAACCAAGATGGATTTCAACAGATCTCGCCCTGCCCGACGACGA